ACCACCTAAAGCTGTGAACCAATTTCCTTCACAATGCTCTGGATCGTCAGGACAGGTTGGATGACTTGTTCCAATCGATCCATCAACACTTACAAGTAAATTATTAGCAAATACAGTAGATTGTGGAATGCTTGTTATACAACCACCGCCGGTATTGCAATCAGTCAATCGATGACAATCTAAAGCCATTTACCATTTCTCCAATGGGCACTTTGAAGCCCTTAATCTAACTTTCATAGGCATAAAGCATTTGCATTCAGAGCAAATCTTAGCCCGTTTAATATATTTATCGCAGTCATTACAAACTTTAAGACGTTGATGTGCCTCTACAGATTTTAAAAAGATAGCGGTATGTTCTTCAGCCGCAACGTCTATTCGTTCTTGTACAGTTGGTTGCTCAGGCTTTGATGAGTCCGTCTGGGACAGATCCGGCGCCCGCTGTGACAATCCCTGTAGTATTTTGGATATAGGCATTCTTTAATTCTTCTCTTGCGGTAGTATGGGCTACAATCTTATCCATATTAAATGTAATCTCAACGTGCTCTGCAGCACCAAGCATAAATGGTATAAAAGCCACAGAACCATTTGGTGCCATACCTACAGCAATGGGTCTCGAAATAACAAGACTGTCTGCTCCTACATCATGAGAAACCACCTTGGCAACAAGTTCATCTCCAGTCACTAGCTTGATAGCAATAATACTGCCTTTTTCAATACTTTTCTTTATTAACATTTTATTTCCTTAATCATTAAAACTATTTATTAGCTCCTTTGCAGCGGCTTTGGGGTCAGCTGCTTTTGTTATGGGTCTTCCAACTACTAAGTAAGTTGCACCATCAGACATTGCTTTGTTTGGTGCACCAACCCTCTTGTGATCGTTCTTTTTTGTACTATTTGGCCGTATTCCAGGAACAATAATCTTAAAATCATATCCAAAAGCAAGCCGTACTTTTTTTACTTCCTTTGGAGAGCAAACAATACCTGCTACTCCAGCCTTGAGGGCATCTTCAGTTCGTTTGAGTACAATTTTAGTTGCACTCTTACTAGCAATGCTAGTAAGTAGAGTGACGGCTATTATCTCGAATTTTTTGTCTGCTGCATCAACGGCTTCGGTCATCATTTCTATGCCACCGTCAGCATGGACAGTTGTCATTATAATATTTTGACCACGGCTCCTAAACGCATGAATGCTTGAAATAGCACCATGAACTGTTTTAGGAATATCGTGAAATTTCAGGTCAAAAAACAGTTTAGGAGTAAGCCGATAAGTACCTGGAAGCTCCGCTGTGGGCTTAGGATTGTGCAAAGTTATAGAACCAATAGCATTCAATCCCATATCTGTCTGATTCATAAAATATTCAAGCCCAACTTTGAAAATCTGAATATCATCATACAAATCAACCACAAGCCTCTGGGCAACACGAATATCACTGGTATCCAAAGCACATATTATGCGATTTTCTGTTAATAACACTTGATTATTCCTTCAAAATATAGTATAAATATTAGTATACTGATTATAAGAAAAAAATAAGGAAAAGTCAACATGGAAATCATTGTTCATACAAAAACTACCTGTTCTTGGTGTGATAAATCAAAAAGATGGCTCAAAGACCGAGGATATAGCTTCAAAACAGTGATTCATGATGACGATGACGAAAGATCCAAGTTTTACCAAAAATGCGGCGAAAATGTACGAACAGTTCCACAAATTTTTGTAGATGGCAAAAGAATAGGTGGATATCGTGAATTAGTAGGCTCAAAGCTCAATAATTTCAATGTCTCATTTAGTGAAGACTTTTAAAACCAACACAGGCAGCAAAAAGCTGCCCATTTTTATGATTAAAATTCCTCGTCAAACGAAACTTCACCTTTAATACCAATTTGATATGATGAAACAGTTCTTTCAAAAAAGTTTGTAAGCTCTTGGATATCTTGAAGGTCCATAAATGTGAATGGTTGCTTACTTCCAAACATTGGTTCCATACCAAGCCTCTTTAATCGTTGATCAGCATGAAACTGAAGATATTCCTTCATATCTGTATTCGACATGCCAGCAATACCAAGACTTAGAACATCCTCAGAAAATTGTTGTTCACAATCAATAGCTTCTACCAACATATCACGAATATCCTGCTCTAATTCTTCATTCCATACATCAGGGTGCTCTTCACGAATGACCTTTACAAGTTCAAAAGCAACATTCATGTGCAAGGATTCATCACGGAACACCCAATTAGTTCCGGATGCTAAACCATGTAATAATCCTCTGCTTCTTAAGTAATAAACATATGCAAAGGCGCCAAAGAAAAACAATCCCTCAATAGCTGCGGCAAAAGTTATAAGATTAAGAAGAAATAATCGTCGTTTGTCATCAGTATCAAGTACAGTAATCTCTTTAACTTGATCCATCCACTTAAAACAAAAATCTGCCTTCTTTTTTACACTTGGGATATTATTAATAGCATCAAATGCCATAAAACGTTCGTTATCATCAGGCAAATAGTTATCCAACAATGTTAAATAAAATTCAATATGAAGAGCCTCTTCAAAAATCTGTCTTGAATAATACATACCAACTTCAGGAGCATTTACTAACCGAAATAGATTAAAAACTAAGTTATCGTTCACAATATTATCACCAGTAGCAAAAAAAGCAACCAATCTACTAACTACGTGTCGTTCTGCTGGTGTAAGTTTATCCCTCAAATCAGCAAGATCCATTACGAATGAAATCTCATCAACCGTCCATGTATTTTTGATTGCATCCTTATAATATTCATAGAATTGTGGATATTTCATTGGACGGAGAGTGTAATTATGTCCTGGATCTAAAAGTGCCATTGTAATTTTCCTTATTAGTGTCTTATTATTCTAAATATTCCTCGGTCATCTGAATTAACAGAACCCGGACCTTCGATCTTTGCCATACTAAGTTTTCCTTGATGCTGCTTGGTTAGTGAATCACTTACAAATGCAGCAAAGTCAACTCTTGTCATCTTTCTTATAAACTGGACGTTCTGTAGAAAAAATGCTTTCTCTGATCCACTAAGATATCCAGTTGAGCTTGAGATACCAACACAAATAGTTTGTGGATCCGTGGTTGGTTGAACAAACAATAAATCATTCACTGTTATTTCAATCTTCATACCACTAGTTCGTCCACAAGGCATCTGCCAATCACCACCAATCCAACAAAATACATCATGCATTGCTGGCGGTGGCATCTTATAAACTGGCATCATATCAGCAAACTGTTCAGCCGTGACATCAACATTGACATCACCACGTGTCTTTAATTCAATAAGTTGCTGCCGTATCCACAATGGCTGACCGTTAATGCTTTCCAGCTCTTCAACAGTATAATCATCCAAAGTATCAAGGATTTTTTGCAGGGCAGGCTTTTTCTTCATCTTAGAGAAAAATTCTCTAGGTGGTTTATTAGTTCTCATTCTTTATTGACAGCTTTCACATGAATCAGGATTTTCTAAATCAATTTCCGGTATCAATGAAATTGGCATTTCAGGATCACCGCCAGCAGTTACTTGATTGATTCTGGTTTTTGATTTGCTTCGTAAATAATAAGTCGTCTTTAGTCCCTGTTCCCATGCATATTTGTACATGGATGATAACTTTTCAATAGTTGGGTTTGACATAAACAAATTCACACTTTGTGATTGATCAATAAAATGTCCTCGTCCAACAGCATGATCAATAATCGATTTTTGTTTAATCTCCCAAACTGTCTTATACATTCTCTTTAGTTCTTCAGGAATATTCGGTATAGTTTGAACACTTCCTTCCGCAGCTTTAATCGCAGCCAGCATATCATCGTTCCATAATCCCAATTCTTTAAGATCATGAACCAAATATTTGTTAATCTGAACAAATTCACCAGAAAGAGTTTCACGTTTGAACAAATTGGACATCTGAGGCTCAGTACATTCATAACTTCCAACAATTGAGCTAATAGTAGCAGTTGGAGCAATCGCAATCAAGAGACTATTACGCAATCCATAATTTGTAATATCAGCTTTTAAGTCTTGCCATCTCTTTTTGTTGGCTGGCTCATGTCCTGATAAATCAAATTGTAAATTTCCTTGAGCTGCATGAGTATGGTTAAAGTCATCATGAGAACCAAGGTCCTTAGCTAATTCGCAACTTGTTTTTAAGGCAGAAAAATAAATCTCCTCCTGAATTTCTGCACTAAGTTGAATTGCTTCATCACTTTCATAAGATAGATTCATTTGAAATAGCATATCTTGCCATCCCATAATACCAATGCCAACTGGACGCCAATGATGATTAGACATTTTGGCTTCATAAATAGGATAAAAATTTCTATCAATAACCTTGTCAAGAAAACGCACTGCTAAAGCAACATTTTTACGCAAACGTGTTTTATCAATCTTACCATCCTCTTTAACATACTTGGAAAGATTAATAGATCCCAAATTACAAACTGCTACTTCACTATCATCAATTGTTAATAGCTTATCATCTTCTTGTCCAATAACATTAGCGTTTAATTTTCCGTTTGCAAGCTCTTTCATACTATGCTTTGCATATCTTCCAGAGAAAGTTGGTTCTACAATTTCTGTACACAGATTTGATGAATGGACTACAGAACCATTTACAGCTGAATTACATCTTATATTGCAAGTATCCTTAAATGTCATCCAACCATTACCTGTCTCAGCTAATGTTCGCATCATTCGAGAATAAATTTTCCTGGCAGGGACTTGTTCCGTATATTTCTCTGCTTGTTCTAGTTCTAAGTATTTCTCACGATATTCATCGCCAAAAATATCAGTTAAATCTGCAACAGAAGGATCAAACAAACTCCAAAGCTTGTCAGCAATAACTCTTTCCATAAAAAGATCAGGAATCCAATTAGCTAAATTAAGATTATAAGATCTTTTTTCATTATCACCAGTATTATCCTTCAATTCCAAAAAAGACATAATATCTGGGTGATGTGTTTCGAGATAAACACAGGCGGCACCTTTTCGTCGTCCGCCTTGATTAACCGCTGCCACATTTGCATCTAAGCTATTAATAAAAGGGATGATACCGTTCGATTTACCATTTGTTCCCTTAATTAATGCTCC